ACTTGAGCGCCTTCCACGTCGCCGAACACCTGGTGCTCGCCGCCTGCGAGCGCGCCGTCCGCCCGCGCCCGAAGCTCACCGTCAGCCACTGGGCCGACGAACACCGCCAGCTGTCCCAGGAAGGCAGCGCCGAGCCCGGACGCTGGCGCACCGCGCGCACGCCGTACCTGCGCGAGATCATGGACCAGCTCAGCGCCCATTCCGGCGCGCAGCGCGTGGTGTTAAAGAAGTCCAGCCAGGTCGGCGGCACCGAGGCCGCGGTGAACTGGATCGGCTACATCATGGCCCACGCCAAGGGCCCGACGGCCATCGTCATGCCGACCGAGAAGTCGCTGCAGGACTGGATGAGCCAGAAGTTCGAGCCCATGGCCGCGGACACCGCCGCCGTGCGCGACGTGCTCGCCAGCCGCAGCAACCGCAGCGCCGACAACAACGCCTGGCGCAAGAAATTCGTCGGCGGCATCCTCTACGCCAAGACCGCCGGCAGCACGGCCGAGCTGAAAAGCACCTCGATCCGCAGCGCCGTGGCCGACGAGGTCGACGAGTGGGACTGGTCCACCATCCAGGGCGACCCGCTGGGCCTGCTGTGGGTGCGGCTGACCACCTTCCACGACCGCAAGCTGTTCGTCGTTAGCAGCCCCACGCTGAAGGACGCCAGCCGCATCGACGAGGAGTACGAAACCGGCGACCAGCGCCGCTACCACGTGCCGTGCCCGCATTGCGGCCACCGCCAGCACCTGCGGTGGGGCAACCTGCGCTGGACGGCGCTGGTTGGTCGCCAGCGCGCGGTGGAACGCGCCTGGTACTTGTGCGCCGAGTGCGGCGCCGAGATCGACGAACACCACAAAGGCGACATGCTCGAGGCAGGCGCCTGGGTGGCCGAAGCGCCCGACCACCCGTACCCCAGCTACCACATCAACGCGCTGTACAGCCCGGCCGGCCTGGGCCTGAGCTGGCCCGAGCTGGCCACCGAGTGGATCGAGGCGCAGGCCGACCCGGCCAAGCTGATGCGATTCATCAACACCCGCCTGGGCGAAAGCTGGGCCGACCGCTCGCGCGACATCAAGCACGGCGCGCTGCAGGCCCGCGCCGAGCCGGTGCCGCGCCGCACCGTGCCGGTCGGCTGCCTGATGCTGACGGCAGGTGTCGACACGCAGGACGATCGGCTGGAAGTGCAGATCCTCGGCTGGGGATGGGAAGGAAACGCGCTGCGCTGCTGGGTGGTGGAGTATCACGTGCTGCCCGGGCTGCCCAGCGAGCCGGCGGTCTGGGCCGCGCTGGCCGAATACCTGAACACCCCGCTGGCCAACGCCTGGGGCAAGGCCATGGGGCCCGAGGCCACCGCCATCGACAGCCAGGGCCACCACACCCAGGCCGTCTATTCGTTCGTCCGGTCGCGGCGCGTCAAGCGCTGCATCGCAATCCGCGGCGCCAACGTGCCCGGCAAGCCGCTGCTCGGCCGCCCGCGCATGCAGGACGTGAACTGGCGCGGCGAAACGCTCAAGCGCGGCGTCGCGTTGCACGAGATCGGCACCGACACCGCCAAGGCCACGCTCTACTCCTGGCTCAACGCCGACGCCGAGCGCGCCGCGCCCGACCGGCTGGTGCGCTTCCCGGAAGGGCTTGAGGAGCAATACTTCGCCGGCCTGGTGGCCGAGACCTTCAACCCGCGCAAGAACCGCTGGGAGGTGAAGAAGGGCCGCCGCAACGAGCCGCTGGACACCTGGGTGTACGCCTACGCGGCCACCAACCACCCGGAGTTGTACATGCACCGCTGGCGCCCGGACGACTGGAAGCGGTTGCGGGCGCTGATGGAACCTGAAGGCGCGCAGGAGGTGGCCGCCGCCCCGGCGCCGCAGACACAGCCGACAACGATGGCCCCGCCGCCGGCCGCGCGCCGGCGCCAGCGCGGCACGATCGCCGGCAGGAGGCACTAAGCCATGTTCCAGGTCAAGATCGAGGGCCTCAAGGCGCTGCGCGCCAAGCTCGACGGTTTCAGTGACCGGCGGTTCGCCGCGGCCGTGGCCACGGCGTTCAGCCGCACCGCCGTCGGCCTGAAAGCCGAATACCAGAATCAGCTCGGCCAGGTGTTCGACCGGCCGACCCCATACACCCTGAACAGCCTGTTCGTGAAGCCGGCGCGGGCCGACGACCTGACGGCTGCGGTGTGGTTCAAGGACGACCGCGCCGCTTCCCAGCAGGGCACGCCGGCCACCCACTACCTGCTGCCACAGGTGCGCGGCGGCGAACGCGGCCTGAAGCGTGCCGAGCAGCAGTTGCGCATGGCCGGCCACCTGCCGGGCGGCTACGTCACGGTGCCCGGGCAGGGCGCGCGGCTCGACCGCTACGGCAACATGGAACGCGGCCAGTGGATCCAGATCCTCAGCCAGCTGCGCATCCCGACCGTTTCCGGTTTCACGCGGAACATGCCGTTCGACGCACGCAAGCAGATCGCGGCGCAGCGCAAGGCGGGCGGGCGCTTCTTCGTCGTGCCGCCGGGCGGGCGGATCGCGCCGGGGGTCTACCAGCGCGAGTTCGCCGGAATGGGCATCACGCCGGTGCTCATCTTCGTCAAGCGCGCGGCATATCAGCGGCGGTTCGACTTCGATGGGATCGGCAATCGCTTCGCGGCGCAGCGGCTGCCTGTGGAGATGCGCCGTTCGATCGACGAACACATCGCACGGCTGGCCGCGCGCGGCCGGTAGGGGCGCCGCCCATGGCCCGCAACTCCCTGTTCGACGCCCTGGCCGACTCCCTGGCCGGCGCCGTGGCCGACATGACCATCGGCCCCGCCGGCCGCGGCGGGCGCCAGTGGGAGGCCGCCTACCTGACCGCGATGAGCATCATCTGCGCCCAGGCCGCGCGCGTTGTCGGCGGCGAATGGGTCTACGTGCCGCGCGTCAATCAGGCCGCGCGGCAGCAGGCGCGCGAGCGCATCGTGCAGGCGCTCGAGGCCGGCGAGCCGACCATGAACATCGCCCAGCGCGAAGGGGTCTCGGTCAGCCTGGTCAAGAAGGTCCGGCGCCTGCGCGGCACGATTCGGCCTTAACTGTGGCGGCTGCCGTGGCGAGCATAGCGGGTGGGTCAATCCGTCCGCTGAAAGGTTCGCCATGGCAGCAATGTCCGACTACCTCGAGAACAAGCTCGTCGATCACATCTTCCGGGGGGTCAGCTTCACCGCCCCGGCCGCGCTGCACGTGGCGCTGTTCACGGCTGCGCCCAGCGACAGCGGGGGCGGCACCGAGGTAAGCGGCGGCTCCTACGCCCGCGCCGCGCTGTCGCCCAGCACCACCAACTGGGCGGCCACCAACGGCGCCACCACCACCACCAACCCGAGCAGCGGCACCGGCGGCGCCACGTCGAACAACTCGGCCATCACGTTCCCGTCGCCCACGGCCAACTGGGGCACGGTCACGCACTTCGGCGTGTTCGACGCTTCGACCAGCGGCAACCTGCTGGTGCATGGCGCGCTCACGGCGTCGAAGACGGTGAACAACGGCGACGCGGCGCCCAGCTTCGCCATCTCGGCGCTGGTCGTGACGCTGGCTTGAGGGCTCTGCCATGAAACGCTGGTTCATCGCCCGCATGGGCGACTACGATGGCAGTGGCGACCGCATGCCCGCGGTGGCGCAGTACATCACGCCCGGCAACCCCATCAACTACCGCGTCTGGAGCAGCGACGCCGACGACTGGGCCATCGGCGAGCTGGCCGCGCGCAACATCGGCCAACTGCAGGCGGACCCAGACGTCGCGCTGTTCCCCGATGCGATGCTGTTCGACTTCCGCTGGGACGTGTTCCCGCCTGGCATCCGCACGGCGCTTGTAAACCGCCTGCAGGCCGCCGGCTTCACGACCGGCGCCATCGGCCCCAACTGGGCGAACCGCGACCTGCTGGCCTACTTGGTCGGTCAGCGCCAGGCCGGCATCGACATCGACATCGGCCACGTGTCGGACGTGTAAACATGAAGCGCTGGTTCATCGCCCGCATGGTCGAGATCGCGCCCGACGAATGGGCGCCGCAGGTCGCCGCACATGCCAGCGTCAACTGGCGCGCCTGGTCGAAGGACGGATTCGGCTTCGCCCTCGGGCAGCTTGCCGCGTCCGACCTGACCGCGATTGCGGCCGATCCCGACATCAAGCTCATCCCGGACGCCGCGCTCGACAACACGCTCAACAGCCTGAGCAGCGCGACCCGAACCGCGCTCACGAACAACCTCGCGGCGGCCGGCTTCGACATCGCGGCCGTGCGCAATACGTGGACCGTGCGCCGGCTGCTGCAGCACCTCAAGCTGCAACTGCAGGCCGACAACGACGTTGACGCCGGCGCCGTGCCCGAGCCGGCCTGACCCGTGGCAACCTACTTCCGCGACTTCGCCGACGCCGACGGCATCTCGGACTTCACCGAAGTCCCGATCACCAGCACGCACACCGACCCAGCGTGGTCGATCGTCAGCAGCAATCAGGTCCAGGCCACCAGCGCCAGTGCGCACAACGAAGCGCTGTGCTGGGACGACATCGACGGCGATGCGGACAGGGACGATGTTGAGATCCTGAGCCAGTGCTACGTCGATTCCAATACAGCCTCGCAGCGCTACTACTGCCTGCGCACGTCCACGTCAGGGTCAAGCCGCACCGGCTACGCGGTGCGGTTCCGCACGAGCAGCTTCGACGTGTACCGTTTCATCGGCAGCACGTTCACGCAGATCGCCACCGCGTCCATCAGCGTCAGTTCGGGCACGTGGTGCTGGGTGCGGTTCCGGGCTAACGGCACCACCATTCGTGCCCGTTACTGGGAAGACGGCGGCAGCGAGGGTGGCACCTGGAATTGCGACACCACCGACAGCACCTACAGCACCGCTGGCCATGTGGGCCTGCTGAAAGGGGCCAACACCAACACCCAGTTGTGGCGCAAATTCGGCGTCGGCACGAATGGCGACACGGCTCCGAGTAGCGGCGGGGGGGGTTCGGCGGCCCTGG